GGTAACCCTGCGATTTCTCTCCGTAGGAGTGAATCCAGCATTGGCAAGTGTACTCGGTTCAGGAAACGAAGCAGTGTTCTTTCCGTAAGGAACCAGCTTCTTAGTTCCATCAGCATTCATTGCAGCGCCAGGGGCTATGCTATACACGAACATAAACGTCGCCTCCTTCATTGATAGTTAAAACGAAATTAGTCTCGCCCTCCCTCTTTCTTGACCCATACAGACGGCGTGTTCTTCTTTTTCATGGAAGCAGCGTTATACTCGTCCGCAGCTAACATAGCAGAGTGGAACGGTGTATTGTTCGCCCATAGAGACTGGTCACAGAGCCTGAACGGAGGATGGTCAGATGCCTTGTACCAAAACACTTGATCCTCCAGCTTATTGCTAGGACTGTTGTTGCAGATCACAAGACACTCATAGTTTTCAGTGCACTGGTCCATGAAGGAACAAAACATTTCAAACGTTGGAAACATACCTGCGTAATTCTCGTAAATCCTACGACGATTACCTAGGATATTCTCACGAAGAATGAAGACAAAATCAACATTGGTACGCAGGTTAGGCGTGATACCAAGAGGGTACTGCATAGTAATCATGGTTGTCAAGTCAACATGACGTCCGTTCATGAATACGTAACGAGTGGACTCCTGCTGAATCCATGAGTTATCATACAGGCAGTCATCAAGAATCAAGAAGGCACGGGGGTCAATAGATGATGATCCGCCCTTTGAAACCTTATCCTTGTTACGTGTCTGCTTCACATTGAGCTGGCGCTTGATGACATTCATAATAATCTCGGGGCGATATTTGTCATGAATGAATTTGGATGGAACCATATGCTGAAAGAACTCGTTGGCGACCTCGGTACCTGAGATGACAGTCCCAACGGGAAAGGATGATTGACAGTTAAAAAGGATATCGCGAACCAAGAACGATTTACCCGTGTCCTTTTTCCCGATCACAATGATCATAGGACTCTTGCGAGAATCCATCTCGGTTCTGTCCTTAATCATGTTGATGTCAAACTTTCGCAGTTGAAAGTTCATTGTTAACTGTGTCGTTTAGTTTTCAACATTCATTGCCGAGGGATGAAGACAATGGGAAAGGACTTGCGAAGTGCGCCGGTTCCACTCAAACTTCATCGGATGCCAAAGATGGATGGTAGCCAGTGGAACATGAAGAAGATGCAGCCGTTCTTTCCGAGCCTTGAAAAGCTCTTTAAGACTGAACAACTCTCGAACCTCCGAGAGTATGGAGTCAAGCTTTCGTCGCCAATGGAGTCAGTTGTCAGTGAATCTTCCATACGTCTCAACGGTCGGGAAGTTTCAATTCACCGAAAGACGACCATGATTCTGTCTCCATTCAAGACGATGCGCGGTGACTATGGTTCTTTTGGTGTCCCGAGCCCAGCAAACATGGCAGATGATATGCAGAGTAGGTTGCAGAGCCCCCATACTGCAGCCTATGTTGGAGCTATGACCTCGATTGCTCTCTCTGAGTCGGGGTGCCAGCATTTTCCCAAGGTATACGGCGTCTTTGTTGGAATTGCCGGAAAGCACACCATTGACATCTCCGATGATTATGAGGACCTGTCTGAGAAGAACTGGTTTGCCGACAACATTGGTAAGACCTTTGAGTTGAAGCTTCGCACCGGTGATACTGACGCGGAGTTTACCCATACACGAAGCCAGCGCGTGGCTCTTGCGATGGGAGATGACATTGATCTCGGTGAGATTGAGGATGTGGATGCTGACCATATCAGCACACCTTCACTTGACGATGAACCGGAGCAGATTGATATGAACTCCGAGAAGACCTCTGAGCAGGATGCATCGTCTGATAGCAGCGATGTCTTTGAGATTGAGTCTTGTGCATGTTCGGATACAGAGGAAGAAGGAGATGAAGAAGAGGAGTCATTTGCATGGGCCACATTCACAGATGTACCCGTTGTCACGACTGTGATGGAAAAGTGCGAGGGAACGTTCTATGATTTGATCACGGAACATACTGAACCTGAGAAGCACGTTGCATGGGTTTCACAGCTTGTGTTTGCACTTGCGTATGCCCAGCGAAACTATGGACTGACCCACAATGATCTGCACGGAAACAATGTGATGTATGTTACAACGACTGAGCCATTCCTTTTTTACAGGCACAATGGTGTTGCATACAAGGTTCCTACGTTTGGGTATGTCATGAAGATCATTGATTTTGACCGCGCAATTCTCTCACTGAAGCTGATTGGAATGAAGGAAAGTAAGACATTTATGAGCAATCAGTTTCAGGCAGATGAGGAAGCAGGCGGACAGTACAACATGGACCCGTTCATGGATCACCACCACCCGTACATCGGTCCGAGTTCATCGTTTGATCTTGTGCGATTTGCTACATCGTTGTTTTGGGATTTGTTCCCCGAGGGACCCGACCATGAGTATACCCATCCGCTCTTTGCAATTTTCAAAGAATGGATGACCTTACCTGACGGAACATCTGTGATGTTTAGGAAGAAGAGGGATAATCACGATCGGTACCACGGATTTGACCTGTACAAGGCGATTGTGCGATACTGTACGGGAGCTGTTCCTCGCAAGGAGCTGATGCGAATGACGCATTACAAGGCCACTCCTTCTGCCGCTCAGCTTGGAGATTCCTTGGTCATTGAGACATAATCTAAAAAGGCCGTATCCACGCAAAAAAGAACATGAAGAATCTCACCTGCGACAAACCAGGCGATCAGTGATTTCCACCATGTAATCTTAAAGACATATGCAGTAATCAACGCTGCTGCAATTGTCATCAAAATGTCATTCATCGCGAGTCCAAAGATTCTCGCTGAATGAACTCCCTTCCCTCGTTCACCAAGAGCAGTAGCGTATTGACAGCTCATTTACGATTACACTTACAGTAAGAAATAATGCCTACGGCCGAGGAACTAAGAGAAATATCAAGGTACAAAAACGCCCTTGAGATTTTTCTTGATGTTGCTGTTCTTGAGGTTAAGTCCGCAGCTAACCACGGAGAAACACATGTCATGGTAGAAATTCCGCCATCAGTGAAGCCCAAAGTTGCTATAGCAGGATTACACAGAACGTTCCCCGGTTGTGTGATTCGTAAGAACTGGTTTAGCCCCCACGTGAGAATCCAGTGGGATTAAGTCAAATTGCTTCTTAGCTTCCTCTAGAGTGTTCTTATCCTTGTCGGCTTGTAAGTGCTCACCACACTTGTATTCAATCGTCTGTGTAGGACCTTTAGGATAGTACAGTGTGATTTTGGAGTTACATAAATGGTCGGCTCCAAGCCAAATACCGTGTAGTCCTGAAAGGTCAATCATTCTTCCTGCAACACGAACTATGCGGGACATATTGTTTTTATGCGAGCTTAAAAGTCGGGCTTTCCAACGAACATATCCTGAGCTACAGTAGTCACAGTTTCTGCGACATCAGCAACAGCATCCGAACCCACTGCATACACCACCCCTCCAGTGACGGCACCTGCTCCCACTGTAAGCTTGGCGAGATCAGAATAGTCAACCGGGACCTTCTTTGATCGGCGGTCCAGGACATAGAGAAGCGCGGCGACAATCATTACGGCGCCGATAATCATTCCAAACATCTGCAGTTCCATCATTTGTTCGCTCGCAGTGTTTTCATTTGTCAATTGCGAACGAATTAGAGGTTGAGAGTCATGGTCCCCGACGGCTTAGATGCAGGCTCCTCGTCATCGCTCAGTCCAAGATCAACATCCTCCCCAAGCTGAAGCTTAGGACGGTCTTCCTCCTCATCGGCCTCAAACTCAACTTCATCATTCTCCTCATCAAACCGGATGGAGGGCTTCTCCTCCGGCATAGGAGTATCAGGACGCTTCTCCGGCTCCGGGGCCGGCGCAGGAACAGGAGCGAGGCTCTCCGGGCCACGGAAATACGCCTTGCTGATATCCTTCCACGGGATGAACCCATCAATGACCTCGTTAAGAGAGTTTGCAAGCATCGCCTCAATGTCACGACGGTTACGGGACTGCTGCTCATTCGTCACTCCAACAGTCTTGAACAAGTAGGCAGCTGACCACGAAGCACGTGCAGAAGCCTTGTAGAACGTGTGGATGAACTTGTGAACACTGGGGCGCTCAAACGGGATCTCAACATGAGTCGTATCAACCTGCTGCAGAGACGCAAATGCACGGATATAGCTGACAAAGACACCAAGAAGAAGATCCTCAATGTAGTCGCACTTAGAAGCCTTCTCAATACGAGACACTTCGGTTGTCAAGATCTCATCAGACCACTGAGGGACACGGGTCAGCAGATTCTGAAATGTGCGTAGAATCTGATCCGGCTGCTTGTTCCGCTCACAAGCCGTCTTAGCATTGTCGTAGATACTCCAAAGTCCATCTGCTACGTGAGGAACGAGAACGCGAGTGAGGTTCTCGCGAAGAGTCTGCTTGACAAACTCGGTGCTCATTTGTTTAGAGAAAGGGTGAAGAGTTACTCCAATACGGACGCATGGTTAAGTTTATTCTTATTCTCATGGTTCGCAATGAATCAAAAATCATTGAACGATGTCTCAAGTCCGTTGAAGGGTTTGTTGATGCTATTTGTGTTACAGACACGGGGTCAACCGATTCAACATGTGAGATCGTTAATAAGTACCTTAATACCTACAATGGATCTCTTCATACATGCGAATGGAAAAACTTTGGACACAATCGCACAATTAGTTTCTTGAATGCCCAAGAACAGCTACGACAGAATGGGTGGGGGCTAACAGATACATACGGCCTTCTCTTGGATGCAGATATGGTATTTGTACC